TACATAAGTCCAGCTTTTTGTCACACAACCTGACAAAATTACAGTATCTGGAACACAACCCTGTCTCTGGAGTATGTTGAGACTGACTCTTCTGTAATTGCCATTGACGAACCTTGGCCAATAGATAATGTTTTGCCTATATAAAGGTCATAATGCTCTTGATGGCTAATTAAAGGGTTTGAATATAGAGCTATATTTTGATAAAGGTTATCATCAAGCACATTAGATCTTACTCCCAAAAGCTGCTTCCCATTAAACCAAATTGGACCATATATAACGCTAGAGGTTTTTATCAATATATAGTTTGGCTCATCTAGATATAGGTGGGATGATATGTTTGTTGCTGAGGATGCATCCTGACCATTTATATAGATATTGCTAATGTTAGATTTTGATATCACTCCGCCTGCCGCCCAAGATAAAGATGTCTCTACTGCGCCAGTCTTATTAAATATTAAGTTTCCGCTAGATAATGTCTTGGGAGTAAATATCATTTCAATATTACGAACTTCATTTACTGAGTCTATAAAGAACGCTGAAGATTTTGGTCTTACTCCATTATCATAATTTCTAGTTCTAATTGGATAGCTGTTGTTTGATACATCAAAATCCCAAGTAGTACCAGATGTTGGTTGAGATATTGATAGATTGCTTCCGCCATTATGGGCAAACATTTTCTTTTCAGAGTAGAAATATATCTTTAAAGAATATAACTCTGGAATATATATATCGGAATTCGATGAAGCAAATACTGTCTTAAAGTATAGAACCTTAGTTGAAGAAAATGCAGATCCCTGAGTGAATCCTGGTATTGAAGATCCGTTTGAACATATCTGCCAGGGACCTGAGCTGGACACCTCAGATACATATACGGATACTCCTTTAGAGGCAACCCAATCTATCTTTGAAGATACATATTCTTTTGTAATATTTAGAACTAAATCTTCTACAAACTCTCCAGTTGTAAATCCTGAATTTAAATAAACACTATTGTTTTTTGAATTATATCCTAATGCTGCATTGTCATAGATAAGTGATTCCCAGGATATTTGAACTGGATAAACATATCTAGTTTCAATGTCTTGATATTTTTCTGCCCCTCTAAATAGCTCTCCTAGATCTGGAACTGAAATCTGTTCATCTGTATTTAAGAATAAATTATTGTAGTGTGATAGCACTGCATCTGCACTAAGGGCGTATCTATAAACTGCTGGACAGTCAATTAAAAAATGTTCTCCTGCTGTTGTAGGTCCTGAAGATAAAGTTATACTTGGATTAGTAAAAGATATTGATATTGATTTAGATGCAACAAGGTACCCGTCTACATATAAATTCATTGAGTTTACTGAGTAGACTCCAACAACATGGATGACCCTGTTTGAGTTGGGAACAGAGTAATCAAGTCTTTCTGATTCTAATTTAAATATTACATTTCCATTTTGCCAGTACAACCCAATACCGTCTATGTCTGCAAATAGTGGAGTTAGAGATGTTAATGTTTTTGGATGGATCCAAGCTTCAAGTGTAAAGTCGTTGTCGTAGGTTGATGGAGTTGCAAAACCTCCAGTGCCAGTGGTTCCAGAAAAATCTTTTGAGATAACAAATTGAATTGATTTAGTGCTATCTATTTTATTTGAATGTCTACCACCAGATACTATTGGCATTCCAGATATTTCAATCCCGCCTACATAGGACCCGTTGTTTCCGCATCCAGAAATATCGTAGGCAATGGTGCCAGAAGTCTCATCGAGCTTCCATAGTCCAGTAGGCGAGTCTTTTATTGTAGAAAGATAGTATGACATTATTTCCTAAAAAATATCTTTTTTAATTTCCTTAGTAGGCTAGACACATCCTGCTTATTTTTTTCATAAGCTTTGTCTGTTCTGTCAATAAAGGCATGGCTCTTAAAGTACGGGTTAAATTGAACATCTGTAAAATGTCTTCGAGGGATTCTTTTATAAGGAGTCATATTTAATATTATACTACAACAAGTCCCAAAATCAACAGTCTAGCTTTTTGTCAATTCCCAAATTTGATAAGAATCTTTCTGGGTCAAATCTCCAATTATCTTTGGCAAATGAGGTCATTATCTCCATACAGGTATTCTCGTATGCTTGAATTGAAATTAAAGGCTTTAGCCCCAATAGGGTTTCTGTAACATCAATATAGTTTGTTCTTAGAAATGTTGGGTCCCCCGCCTGATTTCTTTTAAATACCTTTTCATTTATTTTGCCTGTTGGCTCGTATAATCTTATTGTAAGGTATTGCTTTGCAAATCCCCAGTCATTGTACATATTATATGCTTCTGCTGCTTCTATAGCATTTGAAAAGAATATAATTGATCTTGCTGGCTCTTCCCCATCTCTTGCAATTGTAAGCATATATGCATCACTTTTTTTATTTGCTACTGTATCTAGGTAATCTTTAACAACATCGTGATGCTCTTGTTTTAGCTGGCCACTCATTTTACATCTCCAAATATCTTTTCATTAAAAAACATTTCTTCACCAATTTGGTGCTTAACAAACATTGTTGATATATATCTTACTGAATTGCTTTTAACTGGCAATGTGCCATGGAGTATTTTTCCTCCATGTATTAATAGCGACCCAGCTTTGGGCTTGTGAATAATATTTAATTTTGGGTAATTTAACTCTCCGCCTTGGTACTCGTCGTTATAATATAAGACAAGACCGCAAAAAACCTTTTCGTTATTAGCTGTATGTCCATCATGATCGTCAGTATGCTCTCCGAGAGCGTCGTTAATCATGTATCTCTGCAAAGATATTCCAGTGACATCAAAGGTTCCACTAAATAAAGTTTTTACTCTTTGATTTAGCAAATCAAATATACGTTTTTCTTTTAGTAAGTCAGCTTTTAAAGTTTTTCCAGACCAAAATTCGTACGGCGTGTCAGGGTTATCCCAATCTGAATTATCTCTTTCTTTTATAAATTGCATTACCTGATCAAGCTCTTCTTCTGTTATAAAGTTTTGTATTTCATAAACTTGATCAGATAACTTTGCAATTTTATAGTCTTGCAAGGCTTACATCATTCCTGGTTTTGTTCGTGATAGGCCTTTATGTATTCTTCTGATGGCCCTCCTGGACCTCCAACAACATACCCATCAACAAAGATAAACCCAGGAGTGATAAACTTGTCTCCTGATTTCATTATGTGTACCTGGTGCTTATAAGGATCTGTAGACGGGAATATTAATGCACTTCCAGCCTTTGGCTTTGCAGTAAATGTAACCATATCTTTAGTTCTTGGATCTAATGCATCATCTGGTGGTCTAAGGTGACCATTCATTTCTAATCTTAGATCTTCTGGTCTGATAACAAATGAGATCTCTCCGCCTTCGTAGTCATCATTCCAATAAATGATAATTGACCACTCTAAGCTGTTGTCTCCAGCTTGTCTATCAAAGTGTGCTCCCATTGCACAACCCTCAATATACTTTTGAATACCAACAAATGGTGATACGTTTGGCACACCCTTGATTCCTCGATCAACAATAAAAGACTCTGCTATATTTTTAATAGCATTTCTAATTGTTGATATAATAAAGTCTACATCTTTTCTTATGTCTTCATCTAAATTTTCTACCTCAGAAAGATTAAAGTCTTTTTTCTTTCCAAAGATGTTACCATCTCTACTGCTTGAATTCCAGTTTTTCCAGCTTGGAATAACCTTGTGAACTCTTTCATCAGAATCCAGCTTATTAATTAAATCAATAATTGCTTGTGGATTTTCAATTACATCTGAGTACATGTAAACATTTTCATGTAATTTTTCTTCTAGCTTCATTATTTGTTCTCCTCGATTTTATATTTATTACCATCTAGATCTATTCTGTATCCGTCTTTTAGTGCATCTTGCCATTCCGACTTTATTACTTCTTGCTCTTCTCTAATCTTTTTCATCTCTTCATCCCAAGCGTCGATTGTTTCTTGAGGATAATCTTCTGGAGCCCGATCATCCCAAAATGATCCTAGTGTGTATCTGATACCAGAAGTTATCATTGTAACCTCATGAGTATTATCAAAGCCTCCTGCAAAAGCCGCTAAAGTACCAGTCTCTGGAATAAGTGTATGGTTTTGTTTATTAAATATTAGTTGTCCGCCTTCAAACTCATCATTTAAATACAAGAAAGCTGCGTACCTACTTCTTTCAAATGGCCCCGTGTTTCCCTGTAAATCTGTATTATCTGAGTGTTCTTTTGCGTAAGCTCCAGGCTCCCATTTTTGAGCATGAAATCCAATCTTGTGAATATCTGAAGAAGGCTTGTTGTGTACCTCAGCAACTGCGTCAATAATTTTATTTTGCAAAGTCGAAAAGAAATCTGACGGTAATCCAAACTGATCTAGCTCTTCGTCACCATCTTGTGGCAATACAGAAGAGTATGACTCGTAAAAAGTAATTGGGGTCCAGGATAACTTTTCATTTGCTACCTGTGTCTCTAAAACTTCTATAATCTTTTGTGATTCTTCTTTTGTTAAAAAGCTTTTAAATACTAAAATATCTGGCGTTAATCTTTCTGAAGTACTCATTTGTCTACATCCCCATCTACTAGTGTTCTGTAATATTTTTTATTTGGATCTGGCTGGTTGTCGCCAGTGTGCTCTAGAATCTCCCAGAAAAATGGACATGTGTATCTAATGGCACCTTTTATTTCTGTTACCCCGTGAATATAATTCATGTCTCCTGGGAAAAAATATGCTGCCCCTTTTTTAGGTTTAAACTGCACATCTTGAAGGGGAAAATATAATTCTCCACCTTCGTAGTCATCGTTTAAATAAAACAAACTTGAGAGGTCATAGTAAGGAAAATCATTTGGCATTCCAATATCTGGTAACTCATGAAGCTCTTTGTCAGCATGAGGATTTTGAAATTGTCCAGGAAGCCATCTTACAATTGTTGTTCCAGTAGGTGTCACCTTAACCTTATAGAATTCTTCAACAATAGGCTGCAGTCTTTGAAATAAGCCTTGAAGGATTGGTCTGATTTCTGGATCATTTTTATCTAAAGAAGGGCTTGTACAAACTCTATCTTTCCAGTAATTAGCATCGTATACGGTTGTACCATTTTCATTAACATGGCTTTCAGTTACATCCCAAATAGTGATTTTTCTAGCAGCCGCCTCAAGGAAGTCCATCTCCTCCTGAGTCATAAAGTTTTCTAGCTCAACTATCATGTCCTTGCCAGACCCAAAAAATCCAGAAGGCGTTAGGGATGGTGTCTTGTATACTACTGAAGCGTCTTGGTTTGTTGAGTTCATTTTTCTATTATATCATTTCTTGTCTTTAGAGGTAAAATCTGTAATTTTTAACTTTAAAGACTTTAGCTCATGACTGCCCAAGCTATTTCCTAGATAGTCTACTGCATCTCTATAAAAATTTGTAAACCCGCCTTTTTTAGTAATTTCGTCCCAAGCTTTCTGTCTTTTTTCTTTTTCTTCCCAATCCATATTTTCAAAAACTTTGTCTTTAATTTCAAGCTCGACGTCTTGATATTCCTTCAATGATATTGGAATAAAGGTAGCAACTGGCATCCCTGCTGGAATTTTAATTACAGTATTTGGTCTTGTAATTCTCCAGGCAATAGGAATTGCTTCTTTTAAAACTGAAGTTGAGATTACTGTTGTAAATGGAGTTGCTCCATCAACAAAGAAATTGGGAGGAACTATTTGTAGCATTGAAACGTTTTCAGGTGTATCAAAATAAAATCCAGAATAAAAACTTATAGTAGCGTTTCCTCTTACTGTTGTGGGAACACCTACTGGACCTGATAATACGGTTACATGATCTGGGGTTGTATCTGAAATTCCATCCCAAATAAATTCAATATCATCTAAAAAAGAAATTGACCAGCCAATTGTATTTGCCATAGAAACTGGGAAACATTTGTAAGCATGAGCATCTAGAGTATCATCCATCCAGTCTCTTTTGACTTTAGTTTGTTCAATTTTAGATCTCGTCTGGTTATTTTTATATACTGTTATTTTCATTTACTTCGTTATCCCATTT